ATACTTAAAGAAGTTAGTGCATCAAAATTTGATGATAATTTTTCAATAGAAGCTTATGTAAGCAACTTTGATGGATATACTGGTTCAGGTGACATACTATCAAAATTTGGAATGAATTTAAAAGATGAGTTAACACTTATTATATCAAAAGAACGTTTTGAAGATTTTATCTCACCATTTTTAATGGGTATGGATCAAGATGAGATAATTGTTTCTACTCGTCCAAGAGAAGGTGATTTAATTTATTTTCCACTTGGTAATAGATTATTTGAAATAAAATTTGTAGAGCATGAACAACCATTTTATCAGTTAGGAAAAACTTATGTTTATGAATTGAAATGTGAATTATTTGAGTATTCGGATAACATTGGTGGTTGGGACAATGTAAACACTACGGTTGAAGAAATAGATAGAACTTTAGAAAATCAAGGTTATATTAATACGCTTAAATTATTCCCAACAGGGTCACAAGCAACTGCACAAACTTCAACCGTAAGTGGATATGTTAGAAAAATAATTTTACTTAATGATGGTTATAATTATAAAACAACACCAACAGTAGCAATTAGTAGCGCACCTTCTGGAGGAGTAAATGCTCAAGCGGTGGCAATTACTTCGTGTATAGGAAATTTTTGTTCCGTTAAAGAAATTTTGCTGGTGAATCCTGGCGCAGGATATACAGTAGAACCAACTGTTATAATTTCAAGTACAACCGGAGTTGGAGCAACTGCAAAAGCAGTAATTGAAAAAACATATTCGGGTATCGGAAGTGTAACGATTACTAATAGTGGTTCTGGATATGTTTTTTCACCATCTATAGGATTCTCATCTCCTACAGTTGGATCTGCAGTTACTGCTGTAGCGAGAACTATTGCAAATTCTAATGGTCAAATTGATCGAGTGCTAATTTCTGATGCTGGTATTGGATACACATATGCACCATCAATAGCAATTTCAAATCCACCATTACTTGTCGGAATTAATACTTATATTTTTAATGAAGTAGTTATTGGAGAAACTTCTGGTGCTAAGAGTAGGGTTAAAACTTGGGACAGTATTACAAGTACCTTGAAAGTTGGTACTGTAAGTGGAGACTTCATACCTGGAGAAATTATAGTTGGTTCAATATCTTCAGCAAGATACCCATTACAAAAATATGAAGTTTCAGACTTATATGATAAATATGAGCAAAACGATGAAATACAACAAGAATCAATTTCTATTGTTGATTTTTCAGAGTCCAATTTATTCGGTAATTATTAATGCTAGGAACATATTTTTATCATCAAAATATTAGAAAAACAATTATTGCTTTTGGCAATCTTTTCAATAATATATCAATAAAACATCAAGATGGTGATGGCAACGATTACAGTGAGGTGAGAGTTCCTTTAGCATATGGTCCTATGCAAAAATTCTTGGCTCGTTTAGAACAACAAGCAGATTTAAATAAACCAGTTGCAATAACACTACCAAGAATGTCCTTTGAGATGAATTCCATCAAATATGACTCTGCAAGGAAGTCTGGAATTTCTCAATCTTTTAAAGCTTCTGATGGAAACAATATTAAAAAAGTTTTCATGCCAGTACCTTATAATATAGGATTTGAATTGAACATAATGGCAAAATTAAATGATGATGTTCTTCAAATTATAGAACAAATTTTACCATTTTTTCAACCAGCCTTTAATATTACTGTTGATATGGTTGATATAATTGGAGAAAAAAAAGATATTCCAATAGTTTTAGATGATATTTCTTTTAGAGATGATTATGAAGGTGATTTTTCTACTAGAAGAATTTTATTATATACTTTACAGTTTACAGCAAAAACATATCTTTTTGGTCCAATATCAGACAGCACAGATGGTCTTATTCGCAAGGTTCAAGTGGATATGTATTCATCTACAGATGTCCAAACTGCAAAAAGAGAACTAAGATATACAGTCACTCCAGATCCTATTGATGCAAATCCAGGTGATGATTTTGGATTTAACGAGAATTGGGAATTCTTTGGAGATGCAAAAGTTTATAGTCCTGTCCAACAAACTGATATTTAACCATGAAATCTAAAAATTTTGACTCCTTAGATAATGTGTTAAACACATCTAGTGAAATGCAGATTTATGAAGAACCAAAATGCACAGAAATAACATCTGTTGATCAATCATCTGTTGATATAAAAAAAGATTATGAGTACACAAGAGCCAACCTCTATTCCTTAATTGAGAAGGGTCAGGAAGCGATTGATGGAATTATGGAACTTGCTGCAGAAAGTGATCAACCAAGGGCGTATGAGGTCGCTGGGCAACTTATAAAGAGTGTTGGTGATGTAACTGACAAACTTATAGATCTTCAAAAGAAATTGAAAGATATGGAAGAAGAAACTGTAAAAACAACAAATAATGTTACTAACAATGCAGTTTTTGTAGGATCCACTTCGGAATTATCAAAACTACTCAAACAAGGTTTTCTAAATAATAAAGAATAGGAATTTTTTTTTTATTGTGCATAAAGTAAAGTCCCATAAATCAGTTGAACAAATTGCAAAGAAACATCGTCTTGAAGTTTCTTTTGTAAAGAATCAACTTGAAATGGGAATTCCCATCGAACATGAGCATACTAAAGATAAAGATCTCGCCACAGATATTGCTCTTCAACATCTCGATGAAATTCCAGATTATTATACTCGTTTGAAAAAAATGGAAGCGGATGCTAAAAAGCATCATAAAAAATTTAAAGATGTAAAAGAAGCAACTGATGGTATTGGGGCATCATCACCAAAATATAGTCTGCACAGATGGTTTAATGATGGTGGTTGGGTTCAAGCAGGTGGTAAATATGATGGAAAACCTTGTGCCAAACAACCGGGACAGACTACAAAACCATTTTGCCGTGATCCCGATGATCGTGCAAATATGAGTAAACAAGAAAGGAGTAGAAGATCTGCTAAGAAACGTAGAGAAGATCCAAACCCAAACAGATCAGGAGCTGCAAAAATTGTGACTAAAGAAGAGTTTATTCAAGAAAAAAAAGGTGAAAAAGATGCTTGTTATCATAAGGTAAAAAGCAGATACAAAATTTGGCCAAGTGCTTATGCATCGGGAGCACTTGTTAAATGTCGTAAAGTTGGTGCTTCTAACTGGGGAACGAAGAGTGAAAGTACAAATTCACTTGATTATGAGTGGAGTAGTCCAATTCGTGATAAAGCAAATCGATTCTGCCCTAAATGTGGAAAACTGGAAGGAAGAGAAGAATGTAAATATGGGGCAAAATATTGGGATATGTTTTCACTTCCATCTGAATTAATTTCAAGTAAAAAGGATTTTGATGCAAATATGCCACATCCAGGAAATTTTCCAGAGTCTTATGACCATGAACACTCAATGGCAAGGTCTGAAATTTCGACCATTATTTCGGCAGCGAAAAGACTTCGTAAAAAAATGAAAGGAGAAGGTAATATTGAAGCTTGGGTTCAATCAAAGATAACTAAGGCAGCAGATTATCTTGATTCAGCAGCAGATTATGTTGATAGTGGTGAAATGAAAGAGCAAGTAAAACCACTAGAAGGACCTTATGATAAGTTTAGTCGTTATGTTAATGCTGCAAAAGCAACATCAAATCCACAAACAAAAGTAAAAATATTAAAAACTGCATCAAAACTGTATCCAAAAAATGTAGATGAAAGCGTTGGATCATCAGTCAAATTAAAACCAGGATCTGGATTAGGTGGTGGAGTCCAATCATATCCAAAGGGACAAGAACCAATTCCAAGAAAACCTGGAGAAGAACCTCAACTACCACAATTCTCTGGATTTGTTAAAAAAGCAAAAGCAAGAATTAAAAAAGAAATGCAAATATCACATTATGAACCAGAAGGTGATCAACTTGATGAGAAGTGTTGGGATGGATATAAGAAAAAAGGTATGAAGACAATGTTTGGAAAGAGATATCCAAACTGTGTAAAAAAAGAAGAATTTTCTAATTGGAGAGCAGATTTTGGATTAAGTGAGCAAAGTGCTTATGGTCCACAAAAAGGTGGTTGGAAAATAGGGCAACCAGTAAGTCAACACTTAGCAAAGAAATCTACCTCTCAAAAAATTAAAGATGCTGGTGTTAAATATGGAAAAAAGGCATTTAATGAAGATTGGCAATCAGCAAATCGTAAAGATAGAACTGATGGAATGAGTCGTGAAACAGTTAAAAAATATCGTGATGAAAATCCAGGATCTAAATTACAAACTGCAGTAACTGAAAAGAATCCAAAAGGAAAAAGAGCAAAGCGTCGTGCCAACTTCTGCCGCCGTATGAAAGGAATGAAAGATAGACTTACATCTGAGAAAACTGCAAAAGATCCAGATTCAAAAATTAACAAAGCCCTACGCCGTTGGAGGT